CTGCACGAGCCACCTCTTTCGCGATGCCGTTCTGAATCGCCCATTCATAAGATTTTAGTGCCGCCTGTGCAATTTCGCCTTGCAGTATATTCCACCTATGTCTTAGATCTTCGTGAGTACACTCAATAGACGCCTGTCGATTTTTTGAATCTTGTAGCCGTGTTTCGCGCAGCCAGATTTCACCAGACGGCTCAGCGTACCGCTGCGAAAACTCCTGAAACCGAAAAGATTGATGCCTCAAAATCTGCCGGCTGATGTCTCTCGGTGCCTTGATCTCCATCGAAATGCTCACCTGCTCAAACACTGACCAGTGCTTTTTTCGAATACAGTACCGCAGCAGTTTTTCGCCCGTGTCATGATTACTCTGATTTCCGGGATTGCTCACCCGTGCCGCCCAAGCCATGTACTGCTCAGGGCTGGTACAATTGTCCGTTTGTTCGCCGACCGGAACCGTGTACGCTGTGATTTTAACGCTGTTCATACCGCCACCGCCTCTCTGTTTTGCTTGCGTGTCTCGTGTGCCCTCTGTGCCGCTCGTTGTTCTCTTGACGGCTCCCGCAGCCGTGTAATTATCATGCCTTCCATGCCCTCACGCCCGCAGTACGCCCGTTCAATTCGGAACCACCTTGCGTTATCCGGATGTCGCTTCCGCCAGTGGTGTAATTGCTCGGAAGCGTACTTCCGGGAACTCGTGATAATGTAGCGAGTCTCACCGACTCGCATTGTAAGATAAATCTCTTGCCAGTTGTTTGTTTTCATGTGTGTCCCCTTGTGTTGTGTTATTCAAAAGATACTTCATCATCAGCCATCAGGTCAAATAAAGTCGGTGCCGTCAACTCACGTTCTGCACGCTCGCAGAATGACACGCCGAATTTCCAGTAGTCCGGATTCAGTTCAATTCCCCAGCCTTTACGCTTCATTTTGATCGCAACATACGGCGTTGAGTGAACGCCACCGAACGGATCAAGAATCACGTCTCCGGGATTGCTGTATCGCTCGATCAGTCTTTCAATCACGTCAAGCTGCAATGGGCAGACGTGGTTCTCCGTTGTTTTCCGACTGAGTTCTGTGTTCAGCGTTTTAATTCGCACGATGTCAGTCCAGATGTCCGGATTGTTGCTGACAGGGGCGAACAACATCATCGACGCTGGAAGATGCCCGTGCTGTTCTACAGCTTCAGTAAACGCAACGTGGTCGTGGTAGTTGTAGTTGTTTTCTTTTGCGTACCGCCGCCACCAGTGATAGATATCCGACGTGCCCATTCCGGCCAGAATCTTCGGCTGAACCAACTCATTGCCATCGCTACGCCAGATCCCGCTCGCGTGAATCTGCCACCGGCTCCGGCTGTACTCCGCTTTGTCTTTGGTCACAGGATCAGGACCAGAAGCGGTCTGATTCGGTGACATGCTCGGTTCCCACTTCCTGAACAACAAAACGAACTCAGTTGAACCACAGCCCATCTTCGTACTGTCCTTGCCGTTCTCCGTATGTCCCAGCCGATAGGTCTGTGCGTTCTCCCGGACCACATCGGTGTCAATCACGATGCGGCCCATGAAGACAAACCCACCACGCTTGAATGCTGCGACAGTTTTATCTGAAAACTCATTCACGCTGTACATCGCGTGACCTGTCATCGTGCCGTACTGGATGCGGTCCTTTGTGTGAATACAGGCGACTCGCCCAGGTTTCAGCACTCGATACAACTGCGGCACCAGAAAATCAAACTGCTTAAAGAATCCGTCATCGCCCTGATTGTGACCGAAGTCGTTGTAGTTCGGTGAATACTCATAATGATCGGAAAACGGAATACTGGTGACGATCTCATCGACGCAATCATCAGGCCATGATGTCAGTTCCGAAACACAATCATTGTTTATCGCTCTGTAAGTCTGACCGCTGACCTCGTGTCGCGGCACTCCCATACCTCGTTCGAATTTCATTTTCAACGCCTCGCCTGAAAGTCCATGTTCTCGGATAATCGCACGCATCTGCGTGGCCAGCTCGTCATGTCGTCGCCACTTCTGTTCCATAATCATCTTCGTGTCATACTGTGTATCAGCGTACACAATATGGATTTCCACCGTCTGCTTTTGCATGAACCTATGAATGCGGTGAACGGCCTGGATGAAGTCGTTAAACTTGTCCGTTGGCCCGATAAAAATAGCCTTGTTGCAATGTCGCTGGAAATTGCAACCGCTGCCCAACAACTGCGGTTTACTGCTCAGAATCTGCAATCGGCCATCGGCAAAATCTCCGACAATCTCTTCACGCACTTCAAGTTCTTGCGTTCCGAAAACAGCCCGTGAATCGGGGAACGCTTTCTGAATTTCGTGACGTTCGGATTCCAGATAGTGCCAGATAATCCAATGATCGTCTGGGGATTGTTCGACAATCTGAACAGCTTTAGCAATGCGTGTGTCAGCCGTCTTTCGTCGCTGCTTTGATACGTGCTTAATCCCGCCGCCAGGCTTCTCAAACAGAAGAGGCTGACCAAAGCTATCAACAAACGCTCCCGGCTTTCCCTGATCGCCTTCGACCTCGTGCCAGTGGACCTGCATTTCCGGCATATCATAGCCAGCATCATCGTACCCCAGATCGCTCGGAGAATTGACGAAGACTGCCCACGATGCAACCCACAGCCAGAACCGCTGCTCTTCATGCGGGTACAGTTGCAGGTTCCCGGCTTTCTTACTGTCCCTCTGAAAGAATCGCGTCATCGCCTGACCACGATCCATCACGCCAAGAAAGTCAGCATAGTTAATGAGTTCGATGAACTCATTCGGCGAAGGTGTGGCTGTCGCAACGAAGCGAAACGGCACTTTCCGAAACAGCATAGCAAACTGCTGAGTAGTCTTTGTCCCGTATGATCGAAGACAGCTCGCTTCGTCCAACGTCGCCCCGGCGAACTGTTTTGGGTCGATGTCGCCATCTCTTACACGTTCGTAATTTGTGATTATGAACGGTGTGTCAGCCTCCGCAACCTCCGCATCTGTCCGGCAGTATTTGACCACCATTCCCATTCGTGGCCCGTCGTTGCGAGTGAACTCCTGGCGAACTCCCAGCGGTGCGATGATTAGCACCTTCCCGTTAGTGTGCTCGTGAATCCACTTGCAAATCTGCAACTGCTGAACTGTCTTGCCCAAGCCAAACGACTCAAACAATGCCGCCCGACCTTTCCGGATCGCCCATTGCACACAATCGACCTGATGCGGCAAAAACCAGTCAGGACAATCTGACTCCGGAACAAATCCATCCATTACCACAGGCGGCATTTTAGACCGCAAAAAATCCTGATAATCCACAGCGTCCCCCTTTCAATGTGTGTGTGTGCTCCTCAAATCAATTCCCGTGCCTGCTCTGCCGCTCGCTGTATCACCATCAGGATGCCGGGCAAATCGTCGTGAATCTGCTTCGCCAGAATCGCTTTCCGCTGTTCTCGCAAATGGCGCACCGTGTCCTGCAGTTCGGCATTCTCCTGCTCGAACATATCCGCCACATCTTTGGCTTGCGATAGCTGCTCTTTGGCCTCATCGCACTCCTTTTGCGTCAATTGCATCAAGGCTTTAAGCCGATTATTCTCGGTCTGCAGCCTGTCACGTTTTGCGCGAACCTCCTCAATCTCTGCGTGTAGCTCCTTCCACTCGCTGACGTTTATTGCTTGTTCTGATTCGCTCATTGTCCTGCCCTCTCAGATAGTGTTGAAATTGTAAAAATCGCAAGTCGAAAGCAGCTGTTCCAGCAGGCGCAAACCGTAATCAACATCACACTGCCGTGGAGGCTCATCGCCTTCCCGCTCCTGTGTATTTCGGGCCTCGACAAGCGTACCCCATGCAATGCCCTGGCAGTCAACCGTGACGACCGCTGACACAGTTAGCCCGCCTGCCCTGCGGCTGTCGCCTGGAAGATATCGGGTGTCATCTACGTCAATTGTGTGTATCTCGCTCATCGCCCTACCCCTTGAAATAGTGTTGAAAACAAACCCCTCCACGCAGGAGGGGATGAACCCGGAAACCTACCGACTCCACTTGATGCCACCGATTCGCCGCTCGCTGATCGTCTCCCGAGTTTCAGCGTCGTAAATCCGGATTGTGTGGTCGACAAAACCCATTCCAAATTGCAGTACTGCCTGCCGCTTTGCCGTTCGCAAATCGTCACTCACCTCGATGCTGTGGTGCTGGCTGATGCTGCCGTGTACTACGGTTGCTTTGAGCATTGTTGTGTCCCTTGTGTGTTGTGTGCCAGAAAAACCCCGCCGGACGATCCAGCGGGGGAAAAGACTTGAAGACTATCGACTGTAGTGCAGGTGATGCACATATTCCTGCTCGTTCGCACTCAATTCTTCGCCGCCGGAATACCGAACGTTACGGTCTGAATATCCACCCTGACTTCTGCAGCCAGACTGATCCCGCTTGATACAGTCCACTGCCGCTTCAATTGTCCTGTGCTTGTGACCACAGCATCCGCGTACGCTGCCGATTGTCGTGTAGGTTGTGCTCATTGTCCTGATCCCTTGTGTTGTTGTGTTGTGTTGTCCCCGTCAGACTTGTGTTGTCTGATGGGGGAAGTGTAATATCTGTATCGGAAATTGCAAGCCCGATTCCAAAGAATTTCCGTAAGAATAATTCAAATTGCTGAAAACCCAGTGTTTTCACATCTCCGGATCAATTAACAGCCTGACAATAGCCTCGGCGAAAACGATAGCCGCAGCCACAAATCCGACCAATTTCAGAATTTCAATCCAGCCCATCGCCGCACTCCCTGCAAAATTCATTCACCGACCACCACAGCCGCACACATTGCCAAGCTGACCACACCACTACCGGGCATCCGATCAACCACATCAGATCCAGACAATACTCCGCGATGTCACCGCTCATTGTTTTGGCTCCTCCAGATACCTTATCAACTCGTCCAGATAGTGCTGTGCTTTCTTCAAGTCTTCAATGCCACCTTTTGCGTTCGCTCGCATCACATACTTAATCACGTTCCCAGTGAGGAACCCAGCGAACGCAGCAGGCGTAAAACATGACCGCATAACATCCCACGGTTGCACAGCCATTTTGCTATAATGATCGCCACCAACTTGTTTACTATCACCCACTAAAACCCCTCCTTAAAACGGCACCCAGTCTTCATCCACTTCCGCCGGTCCTGTCACCTCGACAGGCTCGGCCATAGTCTCGGGAATCTCGTCATCAAATTCAACCCGCACGATTTTCGGCCACTTGCCCTCAGGCACTACCCACAGGCGAGTCGCTTGCCTACAGGCTCCCCGGTGCAGCATATCCACCGCTTCGACGACTGTCGAAGGAACTTCCTGAATGCTGCGACATTGCCACCAGCCGACAGCCTTTTGCCGCGCAAAACCTTCATGCTCAATACACACCCACTCACGCACCACGGTTCCCGTCAAATTGCCCTCGCCACGACTCTCCGGATAGCAGTTGTAGGTGATGCAAAGACTGGGCACCGCGTCAGGATCTCGCTTCTTCTCGTGGCGATGCCAATCAACCGAAGTGACCACATACAACTCCGGTTCCGGCTTGCCAGTGATCTTGCTTTCGGTGTCTGCTGTCCCCTCATGATTGACAGGAAACGCCCAGCCGCACTCAGGACAGAAAGCAGACCGTGCCGCACACTCAATGCGGCATTTGTCACAGACCTTCGTTCCACCTGCTCCCTCACGTTCGACCGGCTCGCCTTTGGTCCAACCTTTGCCGCCCGTGTAGCGTCCATAGTCCGGAGAATCAAGACTTCCATGCCGTGCGATGTTCCCCCCGAAATCCAACACCAAACAATCTTCTTTGCCGTCTGCCTTGCGCAGTCCTCGCCCGACAATCTGCGCGAACAGCCCTGGGGACATTGTCGCACGCAAGACAGCCAGCGCATCAATCCGAGGAGCATCAAAACCAGTCGTCAGTACATCGACGTTTACGCACCACCGAAGTGCCCCGTTCCGAAAGTCACTGAGAATCCGGCTGCGTGTCATGTTGTCTGTTTCGCCGGTAACGACTTCGACGACTTCGCCCGTCATCACCTGCAGTGTAGCCTGAACTTGCTCGGCATGAGCAATGCCAGCACAAAAAACCAAAATCGACCGACGCCCAGCACATGCGTTTACAATCTCACTGCAGGCTAAAGTTACGTTCGAATCACCAGAAAAAACCCGCTCCATTTCAGCCACAACAAACTCGCCGTCACGAATCGAAACCCGACTCGTGTCGACTGTGCTATCAGCAGGTTTGTTGGTCAGCGCGGACAGATACCCTTCTGAAATCAGCGTGCCCGTCATCGACTCGTAGCAGATGCCGCTGAACAGTTTATCCTTCCCAGCAATCAACCCCTCCCCAGTCCGGAACGGAGTAGCTGTCAGGCCAACAGCAAAAAGCCGTTGATTGACTCGCCGCAGGTCTGCCAAGAACTGGCCGTACATGCTTTCCGCATCGCCCGAAATCAGGTGGGCCTCGTCAATCAGGATCAAGCCACGTGCCCCGAAGTCTAAGGCCTTTCGATAGACGGATTGAATCCCGGCACAAATGACCGCAGAATCGAAATCATGCCGACCAAGGCCAGCCGAATTCAGTCCGACCTGCACGCCTGCCATCTCCGCTATCTTCTCGGCGTTTTGAACGAGCAGTTCTTTGCGATGGGCAAGACAGAGCACCTGCTGATTAAATTCCAACGCTTGGCGAATCAGCATGCCAATCACCACCGATTTCCCAGCCGCTGTCGGCAGTACAATTAGCGGATTCCCTCGGCCTGACGCCATCCATTCCCACGCCGCATGATTCGCCGCGTCCTGATAATATCTCGCCTGCACCTGTATCCCTTTCCGCAAAAAACAGCCCGGCAGTGTGTGACCACTGCCGGGCATGATGTCGAAGTCTGACACACAACCGGAGCAACTACATGCCAAACGGGTTTGGCTTGCCGCTTGTCGCCACCGGTTCGCCGGTCGCTGTCACCGTGACAGGTGGCACAACGCCAGTCTGTTTTAACTTGTAGCCCTTCACCTCATTCCTCAACTTGCCCTGGTACTCTGACACGTCCACCACAGCCGTCAGCGTTCGATTGTGGAGCTGCTCGCTCGTGTGTGGTGTCAACACATTCACCGCCCGACAAATAGCCGACAGCGTGCCCTGTGCAATCTTCGCCGCCTGTTCGTTTTTGTTCCACAGATTCAGCCTGTCGTACAGTTTCCTGCCCTTGAACTGGCCTTCAACAATCTGCAGCACCATGTTCAGCAAAGATCCATCGCCCTTGCTTGTTGGCTTCTTTTCGCTTTCCACGATAATCACTTGATACTCGCCTTTCGGCACTGCCGATGCTGGCTCGTTCGGTTCCACTTTTGCCGCATCAAATCCCATCAAATCAGCCATTGGTCACCTCCAATTTTTTTGAACTACCATCAACCACAATGCCACCAATATTTGCCGCCGGAGCAGCCTGTGTGAAATACTGAGCGTAAGCCGCCCACGAAAAGTCGATCGTCTCTGGCATCGTCAGCCTGTTTTTCGCCAGCGCTCCAGGCGTTTCCGTGCAACGGATCAGCCGTTCGCCAGATCCTCCGGCAATTATCCGTTCCTTGCCGAAGCCCTCATCCTGCTTGCGAGTGTGAACGCGATAGGACGCAAACAGTACTTCATCGCACCATTCCTGAAGCGTTGCCGCTGCTGTCTCGTGCAGTGCAGGTTGATACCTGTCGTATGAATCCGTCATCGGATCGGTGTACTTCTTGACCGCTGTGTGGGCCAGCAAAATCACACCCAGTTTCCGCTCGGATTCTGTGCGCAACCAGTCCAGCATTGTCAGGATCTTGTCCCAGTATGCCATTGCTGATTTGTATCCGGCACCGTAGCCGATATCGCCGATTGTCGGTTTCCCGGCCTCTCGTGCCACCTCGGCGTGAATCAGGGCTTCCAGCCAGTCGACCGAATCAATTGCAACCCATTTGAAATCGTGCTTCTGCGTGGCCAAAAACGTCAACGCTTCCATCACTTGTTCCAGACGAATCAGATGTTCCGTCTTCGCGACGTCGATGTCGTTCAAGCCGTCTTCCAGATTCAGAAACAGCACGTCCGGAGCCTGTGCAGCCCAACTGCTTTTCCCTATCCCATGCGTGCCGTACAACAGCACCCTTCGCGGTACGATCTTTTTGCCTCTTGTAATCTTCACGGTGTGTATTCCCCTGTTAATGTGTCGGTGACAAAAACCACTGTCGAGCCATGTTGGCCCCACACTTTTCGAACAATCAATTCCCACACCACTGCATCGTCAGGCCAGCACTCGCTAAGCCCGTCGAGTATCGCTTTTGCGATGTTGTCGGCGTCCGGCTTCTGTGTGTGCGGTTGCCCGTCGTGCTTCAACTTTTTCGCTTTCGTCCAGCTTTTCGGCATTTCAAAAACGCACCCAATTGTGACCCGGACCGGCCCTTCCAGTTTTGGCTTTCTTGCCGATAGCTTTGCCGCAATACTGCGGTAAACAACGCCAGGCGACTTTTGCGGAATGTAATGCCGAATGCCGCCCCATTTTGTCCGAACGCTACGTGCCCTCGGCATACCCGCAGGCTGCCCGAAGATTGTGATGTTCCACGTCGTCATACGGTTGCATCCTCCAGTGCTTCCCTGACCATTCCACGCCAATCAACATCGCCCTGCATTTGCAGCAGCTCACGCAGTGCGGACTTGAGTTCCTCAAACTTCGTTAGCCTGTCACTGACGGAGTAAATGACGGGCTTTCGTTGTTCTACTACGGGGAGATTCAACGGCAGAATATCGGCCTCGATTGCCGCCTCTGTGACTGCCAGCTCCTGTTCGTGATCGTCCCACATTTTGGCTATGCGTGCGATGCGACTCTGTTCGGCTTCTGCTGATTGTTGTCGGACTAGTTCGGCCTGTCTTGCAGTCTCTTCTGCTACATGTTTCTCCGCCAATGCCTCAGCCTCTCGGCGGTCACTTTCAGCTTTCGCCCGTCGCAGTTCTTCAAGCTCCGCACGTTCCGCCGCTCGCTGTGCTTCCTCCTGTCGTCTGGCGTTCTCCGCCTTTACTTTCTCGAACGTGAACGAGGTCCATTCCAGTGCTGTCAGTGACCCCGCTTCAGACTCGGGAAACGCCCCTGCATTCTCCGGCCATGACATTCGTCGAACGGCCACCCGCTCGACTCGCTCGGCCTCTGCTGCCTGACGTTGCTGTTCCTCGTGTAGTGCCTCTTGATGCTTTAGGTGAATCTCAACTGGCTCAATGATCGCCCCGATTTCCTTCGCCACTCCGTTGACGGTGTCAATCCATTTCTTGGCTTCCTCATTCAACAGCTTTCGCCGCTTGTCGATCGACGTCCGCAACTTGACCACGGCTTTCCGACCCTCGACGACCTTCTTCAGCCCGTGCACTTCGACCGTCAATTCCTTCAACGGTCGCACCGTTGCCAGTGCATCAGCCTTGACTTGATACAGTTCTGTTAACTGAGTCTCGCGACTTGTTTCCGCTGGTGGCTGCTCCACCTGTTCCGTGTATCCGAATGCGTCTTCAATGTCGTTCACTGCTCTGTCCCCTTTTGTGTTTTTGAACGTTCAAACAATTCACCACGCAACACTTTCACGCCACCAGGGGCGTGTATCGCAATCCGAAAAGTCGAGCCGTCTTTCGACACGACCTTTACCCGGATGTCGTCACCAATGCAGATTTCTTCTCCAGCCTTTCGGCCCAAAACTAACCAGTTTTTTTCAGACTTCACAGACTCACCCCATGACCGCCAACACCCGTCAGCGCTTCCATATTGCATGTCGGCATTTCGTATGCTGGTGTCATCCAACCACCACGCCGCAAGTGCTCATCGAGTGTCCATTCCCGCCGAATATCTGCAGCCCGTTCCGCAATCTCAGCAGGTGTGGGATCAGTAATGCGAAGTGAAACCAATTCCCGTCGCATCTGCCAGACGCTCCGGCCTGTCAGATTGTCCTCAACCATCAGGGCGATGTCCTCGCCCTGTTGCGGCGTGATCGGCCTTGCCCAACGCCACTCACTCACCGGCTTGCCGTTTGGCGTTTCTGCCAGCACTGTCAGCCGCGTTTTGCCATCGTGTCGAATGCCAACCACATAGCCGCAAGCCCACGCAGCTTCAGGCCTGCCGTCCTTTTCGGCTGATGCCAAGACATAGTCACCTAGTTTCGTGTCGTTCATCGTCGCCCCTTTCTGTTGTGTCAAAAAAACACCCCGCACAGCCGCATAATACGGCGTAAGGGATCAGCTCACCAGTCAGCACCTTGCTGACTTTGCACGCTATCCATGTGCTGTGTGCGGGGAGTGTTGTACCTTACCGTGCCATGCCCCGTTCGACCGCTGCCAGAATCGCGGCCTGCCGCGTTGGCCCGATCTTGTCGAGCCGATCCATCAGCGGCTTCGGAATGCGGACCAAGCAGGTCACCGCATCCGGCTTGTGTTTGCGCGGTCTTCCGACCTTTTGAGAACTCATCGAAATCATCCTGATTATGTGTGTGTGTTGTGAAAATTGTCCGTCAGTCTGTACACATCGCCAACTGCATCGCACGCGATGCCACAGTATTCAGCGCGACAGCTTTGGTGGGAAATGACTCAGACCGCACCCCGATACCGCCGCGAATTGTTGAGACGATCCATGCCTTGCCATCTTTGCTGACAGAGACAGTTTCGCCGCCGGGCAGATCAGCCACTAATCGCCCAGCAGAATAGCCGCAATCCTCGGAGCGGTAAAACTCCGTTGTGTGCGAAATCAGCCCGGTTGCCGTCAGGATTGATGTCTTTACTTTTGTTGCTTGCACTGTGTGTTTCCCCTGTCTAAAAGATTGAAAATGAACCCCCGCCGATTGACGGGGGGAAGTGTGAAACTACTCTGCAACAGAAAACGTCAATTCGACGCCGTCTTTGTCCAGCACGACAGCCCCGTCGTACGTGCGATACCCAACTCGCTCAAATCGCTGCCAGCACTCTGACACAAACTGCTGATCGTCCCACGCTCCAGCAGAGTCAACAATATCAGATGGGTTTACAAGGCTCGCCGCCTCGTCAGTATCAACCCCGTAAAACTCAGCAGCAAATGCAATAAGACTAGCATCATCACCAGCGTATGGCAGTTCGGTTGCAAGTGTCCAGACGTTGTTGCCGTACTGCTCATTGCCAGACTCAGCAAACAAAATGACATTGATTGTCAGACTGCTGTTGTGCCTGCGGTGTGTGAGAGTTACCATCGTCCTGCCCCCTGTGTGTGTTGTGTGTCAGACTCGTGTCTGATGAGTGAAGTATAATTTCATTATCGGAAATTGCAAGGGCTGAATCTGAAGAATTTTAGAAAATAAAATTCCCCCTCTTTTTGGGAGGGGGAAAGTGTCAGGTTGTTACTTCACGAAATCCACAGCCTGCCCGTCTGATGCAATCACTCGCCACCCCTTGCGGGTTGCCTTGAGCTTACTGCTGTAACCCTTCTCGGTTGCCAGCCAAAGCTGGAAGTCTTCGGCGTGATACTTTGTGCGTTCGCCCAGGTTGCTGTAGGTGTGAACCAAACTGACGGCGTTCAGGTCGGTTGCGACGATTGCGACTGGGTTGATTGTGTTGAGCATTGTGATTCCCTTTGTGTGTGTTGTTTGTGACCTCGACTCCCGAAGTGTAGTTTCTGTATCGGAAATTACAAGGCTGAATCTGAATAATTTCTGAAAATAAAATTCCCCCGGTTTCCCGGGGGAAAGTGTTGTCTATTTGCTCAGTCGAATTGCCAGCCACCTTTGAGCACTTTTCAGCGTCTTGAAAGTCTTGCTCGCCGTGAATGTCATTGCAGTGAATGTCCCGTCACTGTTTGCAGTGATTCCAGAGCTTACCACCTCGTTATTGCCTAAGCTGATTGTTCGCATCGTCCTGCCCCCTTGTGTGTGTTGTGTGTGTCAGACTCGTGTCTGACAGGTGAATCATAATATCTGTATCGGAAATTGCAAGGCTGAATCTGAACAATTTTAGAAAATAAAATTCCCCCGGTTTCCCGGGGGAACAAAGACTGCGATGCCACGTAGCGTTATTGGCATTCGCATTCACAGGCTGGAGCAAGAACTCTCGCTATTTCGTATGCCCCCTCGTGTGTGCTGCATCCAGTTACAACCATGTACCGCGATGGGCCCTTTACTTTTTGCAATCGCACGCCAATTCCTTTTGAGCCAAGGCAAATCGTTTCAAAATGCGTGCGACAGCCAAAATCGTACCCCAAAATTCCGTTTGCGTGTTTTGTTTGACTGATCCGAATCGGCTTACTCATCGCTCGTCCCCTTGTGTGTTGTGTTTAGCCTCGTCAGCGTTGTGTGTCTGACAGGTGAATCATAATTTCATTATCGGAAATTGCAAGGCCGTTCTCGATAATTTTTGTAACAAAAATCCAGATTGATGAAAACCCAGTGTTTTCACTCACCGTATCCCTTTACCCGCCAAGCAATCAAATCGTCATACCGGCCTGCAATGCCCCTGAAATCCTCGATCGTCCAGCCTTCAGCGCGAAACCACTCTACGGCCCGCTCGTCTTGAAGGTCCTCGACGACATAAACACCGCCCGGACGCAGCGACCACCACAACGCCCGCACGCCCGCAGCCTGATCGGGTAGAGTGTGACTACCGTCGTCGATTATCAGATCCACGGGGGATTCCTGCCGCAGCCTGTCCCGCAACGGCCCGAAGTCTGGCGACGTCATCCGGACGCAATCCAGCCCCGCAGGCGGATTCCGGTCGGCCCCAATGATTCTGCCGCCGGGTGTGACCTCCTGCCAGGCTCGAAGACTCGCCCCGTTCAGCACGCCGATTTCGACCACCGTTTTCGGCTGTACGTCTCGCCACAGCTTGTCATAGAACGCCCCGTATGTGTGGACTGTAACCTTATCGCTCCCGTGCCGCCTCAGGGCTTCGCTGACTGGCCCTGATTGTTTCTGTAGCTTGTGCGTCGTGTAATCGCCGGAAGCCTGTCCAGATTCCGCAATAGCCCTGTCAATCGCCCTCAGATTGATCGGGATTCGCGTCGCATCAATCCCGCCCCGGCGAACTGTTCGATATCTTCGAAGGGTTGAACTCGCCGCGTCCCCGTGTCGTACCCAGATCCAGCCGACGTCATTTGAGACGATCCTAAACGGCCATTGCTTGTGATACATCCAGTGTCCCATGTCATGCGGGGACCGATTACCGTCGGTGACAATGCTGACAAACTGATTGCCCGGATGCGTCAGTAAATGGGCGGTACTGCGCCACCATGTGTATCCGGTCGGCCAGATCAATGCGACTTCGCCGGATGCAGGAGCCGCCCCGTAAACCCGCTCGCAAAAGTCAGCAGACAGCACGTCATCATCGTCAATTCGTGACACGACTTTCCGGCCCTCCGGCAGTGCGTAGTCTGCGCCGTAGAGTTGCCAAGTGTCGTGCCAGACCGGGACCACTTCGCAGCCTGTTGCCTGGTACATGCTTAGCCGCGTTTGTGCGTGCGGGTCTTTCGGTGACTGTGCCAAATGGATGATCGGCTTTCGCGTCTGATATCGCAATGCCGGGAAACTTGTGTGCTCTGTGATTGCAAGTCTTCGACGGCTCAAATCAGTGTCCGCGAAAACGCTCTGAATCACGATGCAATGCGGTATCATTGTCTGACCTTGTGTGTGCTGGGATGTCTTCGCTTCACCACTCGAGCGCCTGCCCGTGCGACTCGCTTAAATGCAGGCTGATAGCCCGCCTCGATTATCTCTGACTGCGTAGGCGCTGGCAACAGGCTTTCGAGAAACGCCCTCATCGCTGGCGTCCAGCCGGTTGCAAGGTGATTCAGAACACTGGCCTTGGCTGTCACGTGCTGCAATTGCTCGACTGTCATCGGCTCCATAATACGCGCGAAAAACGGGTGCACCGAATACGGCCGCCCTCGATAGGTGTTCCCGTAAACGACTTCCCACAGCATACAATTCTGGTGCAAATCGAAGTCCTCATAGACTTGCCGCAGCTTTGCTTTTTCCACGGTGTGTGGAAGGTGTGTCGCGTAGTCATGATTCGACCGTCCACGGTCGCGCAGTGCTCGCATGGTGTTCGATTTTCGGCGCTGCCAACTGTTCGACTGATCTTCACGCCACGGGTATGCTCTGGCCATCTCCAAATCGTCCCACGTGACCGGCTTCAATAGATAGATGTCGTCCATCATCCAGACAAAATCGCTGTCGATTTCGGCGTGCGTAGCCATCGTCCACATTTTAGCGAGCATGTCGCGAAACCCGTGATTGCTCGTCATTGGAATGCGTGCTTGCGGTATGACGTGGCCTGTGTACCACGGCGGACGATCGCCAACGATTGTGCATTTCACCGGCCCCTGAAAAAACGTCTCGACTGACCGCACAGAAAAACGGATCTCGTCACCGTTTGCGCCGCCATGCCAATAGGGCCAAACAAACTGAGTAGCAGATTCGCGCCGTTTGACCGTGCCGCATCCGCCACAGGATGCAGGGGAAGGGCGATAGGGCCGACTCGATACCTGTGCGGCCAGCCGCTCTGTTTGCGAAAAAAAATCTGGTTCCTTGCGAAGCAGGCACGTATCGCAGACAGATTCAGGAAACGCAAACGATGTCGACACAATCGGATTTTCGCAGAAGACTTCGCCCTGCGATTTTTCTTTTTTGTATCTACATTTCATCTCACGTGCCCCACGGCCTGATCGTTATTTGTTCTGGAAATGTCCCTCGGTGAAACTCGTACGAACGATTGTTCCCTGGACCAATTCCGTAAGACTCGAAACCAGGGCCATCCGGGTTTTGTCGCTCGTGATTACCAAATGCCGTTTTCCATGTTAGCGCAATCTCGTTCAGGCACGCAAACTTTTCAACCTGCACGCTTGATGCGTAGTCCACTGAAAGATAGTGAACCAGTGGCGGAATAAACACTGGACTGCATTCGCCAGACCCTCGAAACGTCAGCCGTAGCAAAATCTCATATGATGTTATTGACTGCGGGGGCGGTGTGGTTCTGGTTGTAAGCAACAGATCGCAAACGGGCCACGGGCCACAAGGTAAATAAATTCCGGGAGCGTTTGGCTTAAACTGTCCTGCGTAAACAGCACTGCAGTCTACCTCACCAGGCACGGGAGGAGCGACGTTACCGCTAGGCTCATCCGTTCCGTACGCGCAGTTGTATTCATTGATCTTCAGGATTGAAATTGTGCCGTTCCATTTGTTGTCCCACACGCGAAAAGGAGTCTGCAGCATTTCAACGCAACCCCAATCGCCGAAGATTGTTGGCTGCTGCTGCGTCATGTTTCCCAAATCGACTTTGTACGACGTTGCCCTGACGCCACCGATACACGCAAGGCACGGCGTGCCATACCCATCCGGGTAATCTGTAGAGTTTGGCCATTGCGATTGAGACGGGAACAGTAGCGACGAATTGACTGACGACGCAGGCCGACTACCCGCACTGCTGACGCTATCTTCAAGGCAATGACAACCGCAACCAAGCAGCATCTCATGGCCCCCCTATGCTTTCCGACGGCGTTGGCCCGCCACCGCCACCGCTGCCGATACTCATCGACGTTGATCCCGGCGCACAGTCCGCTGCGTACAGTTGCCACTCGCCGTCGATCCATTCGGCCTTTGCGTAGGTGTCGGAATCAATGCTGATATTTTCGAACCGATTGACAATCGTGATTTCGCGCGTCGTGATTTCCAGATCGCCGTTTAGCTTCTTTGCGAGGACTCTGGCCTTCGCTGTGCTGGGGTCGGTGAGGGTGTCGACTGCTGCCAACAGGTCTTCCATGAGGAATACTTGAACGCGCTGGATTCTGCCATCTTGAAGCGGCTTGAACTCCCGCCGTTTCGGCTGCTGTGTCGGCTGCCTCATGCTGTCCCCCGATCCACAATCAGAACCGTGAACGGCCCATCCTTGCCCATCTCAAAACGTCGCTCGACAATCTGCACATACCGCTGAACTGTTGATCCAACCGGCGCAGCGTTCAGGCTAATTTCTCGGCCTGCAATCTTCGTGATGATGTCGCCAATCTCGTAGTACACTGTCCAGCCTGGTAGGCGGAACTCGCAATCAATTTCAGCAAAATGATTTTGATCCCTGAGAGCGACTGCGAAGGCGTCAAGTGTGTACTGGTCATTCTGTTCATCGGCCACGCTGCCGACTGCGTTTAGCTTACTCTGATATGTTCCGGTTGTTTGTCGCCATCGTTTCACAAACTTCGTTGGCATGACAAACGTTTGCTCGTACACTCGCCCATTGACTGCGTTTGCCGTCTTATTTGCTGTCGTTGTTAGTCGACTGTCGCCAGCCACAGTGCCCGTGATACGAAGTCTCCAATTGTTGCCAGCATCGTAAAGCTCCTGAGGTATGTCCATGCCGTCAAAGTAAACACCAATCTGATCCGGACACAACTTGAAACTCCACGATTCCTCAGCGGGTTTCCATGTCGTTCCGGTATCCACTGAGTATTCCAGCCAGTGCGGATATCGTTGCGGTTGTGTGGTTCCACTTGCCAGCGTCAAAGGCTCTTCCAGCACTCGCCTGTGCGGCGTGTAATTAGCAAACACAGAAGACAGCGTTGGCATTGCTGGCGTTTGTCCGAATCGGCTCGTGGTTGTGCTGATGTCGCCTGCTTCGTTGGCAATAAATAGTCGCCACGTCGTCTGATGATCTTCGTAATCGTTGCCGTCTTTTCGCAGGTCAAAGGCCGTTAACGCATCTCCAGCCGCAGCCCATGCAGCGTAAAGCGGCAGCGTCACTTCGGCGCGTTCAAAATCCCCCAGAATCGTAACCTGATTAAATGCGTCCCCGATCGCACTGTCAACGGCAAACTGATTGACGTTTGACAGCTCCAGATTCAGCGTTGAATTTGGGGCCTGAAATTTTAGTTCCTTCTGTGTGCCAGACCCAATCTTAAACAGTTTGATTTGCGGCTTCGTTGCGTTTGTGTAATTCAAAAACCAATTGTAACCCAGAGGAACCAAAAGTAGGTCTAGCGCTTCATGCAATCGCGTGCCAATTGGAATCGTAACATTTTGTAATGTTGGAGCACCGGACAAAACTGCCGCGGCTGCTGTCCAGTCTGGATCAACGCAAAACGTTTCAACGTTTAGTAGCTCGCAAATTGCCTTGACTGCCTCAATCAGCGTCCACGATGATCGCGTTTGCCCGACTGATGTTTGTCCGGTTGCTGTGTCTGCACATTCGGGGTGGCACCATAGGTAACTGACTTCGCTGCCTCCGGCCACAGATCGTAATACACTACTGCGGTTTCCCCGGATTTTGCCGTCGACGATTGGATTAAAAACGACGTCATCGAATATCCTCGTTACCGTTGTTGTGCCCGGAACCAAAACCCAATAATACGCCAGAGCATCCCCGTAATGATACGGCCGCCACTGACTTTGCGCGGTCAGCGTTTCTTCATCGTTCTGAATCCGAAACGACTCCCGCACATAATCGCCTCGATGAATCTTCGTTTCAGTTCCGACTGTTGGGATTCGCACGTCAACCATGCGGGCAAAGTTTGCTGGCTGCGTGCGATTGATTAGGCTCGATGTCAGTTTCCAACTCAGCTCAGCGTAGTCCATTCGGGAGCCGCTCGCAGACTGCACAACGCGCGAACAATAGACGTTCGTGAACACACTCGGCGACGTGTCCGGAGGTGGGTCTCCAGATGAATTGCCAAGGTAAACACTCAGTTCCGGATAGATGAAGAACTTCGCTCCGGTTGTGTTCAGTGCGTCCGTGTAGGCCATTAGACTGCATCCGCTTTCGGTACGTTATCAGCCGCCCCGAATGGCTTTTGTTCGATTGCTGAAAACGCCTGCTGCCGATATTCGTCAAGACTGATTCCTGATGCCGGATCATACCCAGCATCGACGTCGATTATGTTTTGATTTGTCGCCACTTGAGAACTCCCTTGCATTGCCAGCCGAATACGCCAGATGCGTCGATCCACGGATCTTCGTCGGCTGTAAATCCATCAAACACAGAATTCGAAAACGTTTTTGAGTCTGTCCCGACTGCCCACGTCACGGTGCCGCTTTCGCCCATGTAAGCGTTTAGCGTTTCAATTGCCGCCTGTAACGAGGAGTGGGAATTGTAGCCAGTGAACTGCATCCACGCCACAAGTTCACGACCTCGCAATTTTCCCTGCAAATGAAATTCACCGGTCACGCCGAAGAATGATTGTACCGCGCGAGCAAAGTCCCACGATGCGGGCTTGATTGTGCCGTGCAGATTGCTGCCTGTTGTCATGCCTGTCATGCTGATCGTCATGGCACTGTCTCCGCAGGCAATGGGGCTTCTCGCGGTCTGGCTGCCGGTTGTTGCACTTGAACACGAACCGGCATAGGCGGTCGCTGCTGTTGCTGCTGTAGTATCGCCTGCTGCAATTCTATCAACACGCCTATTCTGTCAATGGCCTGCTGTAGTTTGTCTCGTTCGGCCATTGTTGGCGATGCCCCGACTGGCACGCCGAACGCTTTCGCCTGCGACTGTAGTTGCTTCAGGAAATCAACAGCAACAGGACCGACAGGTATTTTTTTCACTTCAGCCATGGACAGTGCAGCAGATGCTTCTGTTTGTCTGAAAACGTCAAGGCCTGTCAGATTAACGTCTTTGATTGTCTTATTGAACTCTTCAATTATCTGACCTTCAAATGCCGCCACAGGATCTTCAATTCGTGCGACTTGCCGCGCTGCCTCGCCGCGGTTTGCGGCTTGCATCAAAGGCGTCGAAGCCACAATTGTTCTGACGGCTTCGTCAAATGCCAATTGTCCGCCCGGAAGACCTGTCACAATGTTCCTCGCTCGTGCCTCTTCATCCCGGATATCTTTGTCCCCAAGAATGATTTTTCGGATGCCAACCAGAGACTCAGAACTCCTATCAATTGTATTCAGGAACTGTCTGCCGATTTCTGGATTAACCCGCACTGCAGCAATTCGTTCGTCGAGTGTGTCTAAAGCGTTGAATGAATCAATTTGCGGCTGTGTCAATTTGCTGACAGTGCCATCAGCCAGGGTCACTTGCCGCTCTGCCACGAACGCATCCATCTTGTTAAACAGTTGCCGCATCCCCGTTCCTGAAATGCTCATCAGCGGATCTTGCAACGCTTGCGACATAACGGACGCCAGTTCCAGGCTTCGCTCACCGCCCAATGCCTGAATCCTTTCGCCCCTTGTGTTTGCAGCCGCCAACGCGGGGGCGATGTTGCGAATAGACAGAGCCAAATCCGTGCCACGTGCAGCCTCTTGGAATTGCGACAACTGACCCAACGCCGCTTGATAGTCCTTCGTGCCTGTTGTCTTTGCCAACGTCAGCATCCCGTCAAGAATGGGGATTGCTTTCTGAACATTGCCCGCTGTCAGCTGTAGCGTCGCGGCTGAAAGCTTCATGGCTTCTTTGATGTTTTCGGCACCGCCGGAAATTGCCAGCCCAACAAGGTTCGCCATCGCTGAAGGCGTCGCTCCAATTTTAGGAGATTCCTCCAGAATCATCCGCCTCGCTTCCGGGACATTTTTCGCCCCGATGTTAACCGTCATGTCCGCTATGGCTTGCTCAAAGTCCCGCGTCGTGAGCGCAGCCTGAATCTTGATTTCTTCTGCCTTTTTCAATTCGCCAACAATAGCCTCAACAGCCTTTTGGAAAGTCATCATTCCCGCCACCAACTGCGTGACCTTGGCGATGCCTCCAGACAATGCCGTGCCGACACCTGACGCCGTTACGTTCAGATCGTCCTTCACGCCTTTCAGGCTTTGGCGCAGTTCATCGACTCGCTTTTTTTGTGCGGCAAATGCTGCCGTACCGACTTCCATTTTTTTCAACGCGGCTTCAGCTTCTCGCAGCTCCTGCTCCATCGCGTTAAAGGAACCGGCTGCCGCATCTGCTGCCTTCTGGCTGGTCTTTCCAATCTTCTCCAGTTGCTTTTCCTGATCTCCCAACTTCTTTTCCAAACGGTCAAGAATGCCCACCATTTTGTCAGCGGTCGCAATCCATTCAACCACAATTTGTTCGTCAGACATTGTTCTGCTTTCGTGTCAGTCCCAGTGTCGTCAGAAACACGTCAAGGATGTGTTCACGCCCAACCCACAGATCCAACGCAACAGCCACCTCAGGCAGCATCCTGTAATTGATTTGCAGCAGCTTCAGTAGCCAGCCAATTTGGGCAGACGGCTCAGCGTGAAACACCATTTGACGCAAACCAAATTCCTGAAGGTATTGGCCCCGCAAATTCTCCGCCTCATCGCACACCCAAGAAAACTTACGAATGACCTCCCACCGCATTGAACCATCATCGGAATACACTGCCCGGCTGTCGACTGTGTCGGGTGTTGGCAACTTCCACGACTGTTCACCAAATCGCGTAAGCGGTCCTGCCTGCGTGTAATGTCTTCGCAGTTCGTTTTCTTTTGGCGGAGAATCTTTCCAGATCCCAACCCAGTACCTCGGGCGTCCGTTTTCATCCTTGCAGATTGACGGCGTCCAGTCCTGTTTTCCCGCGTCGTAATTCATCCGCGGAGCTTCAGGCGATAGCCATCCAATCATCAGTCCGAATCCGTCTGCCGGCCCAGGATGTGCTGGAAGAATGTCGTGCCCGCCCAACACAGACGAAAGCCCGGTGATCTTTGCCACAGATTCCAAGTCTGCTGGTTTGCAGTTGGGGATGAAGACTAGAAAATGCATGATGATCCTATGGGATTGCGACGGCAGTTGATGTCGTGAGAGTTTTGCCGTGTAGTGTAATGGTTGCGGAGCCGTCGTCCATATTCGCGACTGTCACTGAGTTCGTGTCTGCCAATCCAGCCGCAAAAGTAAATCGGATGTTGTCGGTACTTGCTGAATACAATCCGGAATCCACTCGCCTTCGCAAATAGCAGTTGGCTGATGTCATCGCCGTAAAGTCGCCAATCGTATTTGCGACAGCGTCAAAATCGTTAACCGTGATTTCGATTGTTGGCACGATGTTCTTAATCATGGCCATGGTCGGCCATACGGCACCTGACCCGAGTGGAGGCTTTTCGATTTCCAACCCCGGCGTGATCCTGACGGACTGAACACCAACAATCAGCGTCGCGTTGATATAGACCGGGCCGAGGGCAAAATCGGCGTTGAATGATTGTGCCCCCAACGCCAATCCACTCGCGTCATCAGCTCCTTTTGTTACGCCGTCAGCGCTCAGCCAGTGCAGGTCAGCCTGACAAGTTGCGTCGTTGTCTCCGTCCTGCGTGCATTCAATGGACGTTGGCACTAAAAACCCGTTAGCTCCAGTGATCGACTTGTTTACTGATCCTGATGCGAACGTGCCACCATTCGCACGGACCTTTAGCGGAACTGTAATTGTGCCAGCAGATACCAACGCACCTGCCGAAATGAAAGCCCCTGTATTCAGCCCGAGAAGCGTTGCGAGGTCGGACGACGTTATCTGCGTGACTTCTGCAGCGCTCTTGCCAGATACCTGTGCAATCACAGCACCGCCCGAAGTCATTCCCTTACGGAGCGTCATGCCGGTCTGATGATTCGTGTTTGTCACTTGTCGGATCGTTGCGGCCCCAAAAATCACATCAGCCAGTGCGACAATAGCCATTTCACTTCACCCTTCTTTTTCTGACTCGCTTGTATTCCAAAGACAACGCACCTTTACGGTATTCTTTCGCCTGGCGTTTTCGCTCTTGCCTGATTTCATTCTTTGACAGCTTCGCAATTTCCCGCTTCTGCCAACCTGCCAATCGTCTTTGTTTTCTGCTGTATTTTCGCTTTTCTTCGGGCGTCATGTTCGCCCACTTCTTCTCATCCAGTTTAATCAATCGGGACCGCAGCACCAACTTCGAACCATATTGCGTCGCCGTGATTTTGTGTCTCAGGTTTTTCTTTAGGCTTCCCGTTCTGACGTTCGGCCATGTGTGCCCAAATTTTCGTTTCTTGTACTTGTCGTATTCAGCCCCGCGGCGTCTCGCTCCGTACTCTGAATATGCTTCATCTGTGAAGTGTTTTGGCAGACGTTCGGCAACCTGTCGCTCCATGATTCGTCGATTGATTTCTCTCATCAATCTTGCATGTGCTCGTGCGGTTAATTGGAACCGCTGAATCTGCAGTTCAATACTCAACATCACAACATCTCAATTACGATGCCCAGTACCATTGCCCATTCTAGTTTGCCGTGATTGTCGTTCGGATCAATTGGCCCCGGCTCAAGTGGCATGTTCAGACTTCGCATCATCAATCCGCCAGACCCATTCACATTCGCATTGATATCCGCAAGAATCGCTGACAGCTTTTCCCACACCCACACATATTGGGCTTCGTATGAGTCTGCCTTGTCTTCTGGGATCGCCAATTCTATCCGACATTCAACTGTCAATTTGCCTCGCGACGTGTCGCCCGTGAAGTCAGTCTGTAACGGATCAATCCGCAACAAAATCATTGGACACAGTGATTCTGTGCCATCGTCTTCAACGCCGCCCCGATAGATTCGTTTTGCAGCATCAACAGAAGATGAAACGCCGCAGATCGACTGCCATGACGAACACGCCGCCAGCATCGTGCGAACATTGTTCACTGCGCCCATCAGGTCCAGTCGTGCCATCAAAATGACCCCGTTCTAACTGGCTTTGCTCCCTGGCTTTCCGGAATCACCTGGACAATTATCACGGATCGCATCCCGTCTTCATCTGCTCCGATTGATTCGACTTGCACAACGTCAGCCCCGACCCTGAATTGATCTTTGATCGTCACCGGGACAGAGGACGGAAGCAGCATGTCACCACGTCGCTTCGTCGCCCTGCCCCGAGACTCATCAACTGCCGTTGGGTACCATGTCACAATGACCGTCGCCAGCACCTGTTTTGCCGTGTCTCCGTTGACGTATCGACGCACCTGAATGGCAAAGTCGCTCATCGAGAAAAACACGTCGTTCACATCGCTGGCAATCATGTCATTAAGCGACATTATCAGGCTCCGTAAGCGTACCGGTAAGATGCCTCAATTGCGGCAATCGTAATCGACGGAACGCCCGTGCCTGATGCCTTCTGGATCTGAATGATCGGCTGAACATTCTGATCGGCGGTTGCGCTTGCCATGGTGAATGTGGTGGCCGCCGCCACTCGCTCGCCCTCGATGTAGAATCGAACGTCAGACAGGCCCTGACTGAAGTCAATTAGGAACGTCTTATAAACGCTGCCCAATGTCTGCCCTGTTGCCTTGTCGTCGTTGTCGTTGACCGTGTCGTCAGTCTCAACAACTACCGCGGAGGTGGACGCACTTCCTTCGACGCGAAACCATGCCAGATGCCCGACGCTGTCCAGTGTATCGTTGCGGGCAGAACCCACGCCAAACGCCAGAGTAGTGACAGAATCAATGCCGGAAACCTTGGCAATGAATTTGACGTACTGCAACTGACGCAGGTCCCATGGAAGCACGTCGTTGAAAAACAGACAAACGTTTTCTGCTTCGCTGGTTGCCGCCAGTGTCAACTGTGCAGCGCCACCGTTTTCGGTCACGCAAAGATAGGTCGGAGTACCGGACGAAGACGTGTCAGCAACAGTCCATCCGTTCATTCCTGGCGTTGTCGTAAACGACTGTGCCCGGTCAAACATTTCGCAGAATTCTGCAGTTCCTCGACTAATCATTTCATCACCCTTTCGCAGCCCCGCTATTGGCGGACCATGCTATTCACAACTGCCAAAACCGGGGGCAGAACACCTGCCCCCGGATCTTTCTTAAAATCAGGCGTTGGTATGCTGCTGCACACCACGATGATTCATCGCCTTCGCTGCAACGCTCTGCAGCACAAAGTACCGCATTGCCAGCGTTCCGAAATCCAGTTCGCTTCGCACAACCGGCGTTTCCTGCCCCTGCAGGAACGTCACCTCAATGGTGTCAATTCGCGTGGGTGCCGCGAATAGATACCATCCTGTCGTGCTGGCTGCGTCCAGCAACGGCTCGATAACTGGTGTCAGCGTTCGTGCTGGATTGTAGACCATGTTGTTTACGGAACTCGATGGATCATAGGCCGAATTCACCAACTGATTGGCGATAACTTCCAACGCGGAAGGAACCACCAAATAGGACGGGGTCAGGTTCAGAATGTCTGGACCTTCATCGCCCTCTGGAGTGTTCTCGCCTCGCATTTGTCGCATCAGGTTCGTGAGCGCCCCAACCGATGTCACAGACGGGTTGTTGCTTCCGCCAGTGCTTCGATTCTGCCGTTTGCGTACACCGCTTGCAGCAGAGAACAACGCCACGCCATCGCTCATCAGTGGGTTGCTTGTGACCTGTGCCCACGCCACAGCGTTAACGGTTCTTGCAGCCGCATCACCAAGACTCTGCGGAATGCGAGTCAGAGCGCTCATGTCGTCATTGACCAGCAGTTTGTAACTGAAATCAATTCCAAGCGAACGAGCTTCGACAGCATAGGTTTCCTTGGCGTCTGCCATGCTTGCTATGTTCGGCTCGTCCTGGTCATTCCATACCGGCAGATTCGGAATTCCGCCCAACCGCATGCGGTTAATCTGCTTAAAGTCTGGAACTGAATCGCCTTGTCGCATCGGCCCCCGCCAAGTCTGCGGAGCTTCCTGATAGCCGACCATCATGCTCTTATTGATCGCGTCCAAAGTCAGGTTGGCAAAGCTACCAGTGCCATGGTAGGCGCTGTCTGATCGTGCTGCGCGGATGCCAGCCTTTTCAGGCCCAAACATTGCGGCAATAGCAATCTGTTCGCGAGTCAGTCCGAGAGTCTGAATGCCCTGCGCCCGCACAAATTCGGTCGCCATGTCCATCAGGGTTGCGTGGCGGAACTGTTCGGGTGCTTTTCGCTCAGATTCTGATAGATGCCGTTCCATCAACTTTCGGTCGCCGTTGGTGGCAGATCGCACAGCTTTTTCGACCATCACCGCCCGCAGGTCGGTCGTCAGCCGTTCAGCACCAGTTGTGCCAAAACGCACAGAAGCCCCATAGGGAATAGTCGATGCCAATTCGGCTTTCTTCTTCGTCAAGTGCTCGCGAACAGCCGCCACGTCTGTCAGATTGCGACAAGCGTCGAATTCGTTCGGAAGTTCCGCCAGATCGCACAGACTCCGGATCTCGCGGTCAGCAGCGTCACGGCGTGCAGCCTGATCGGCAACAGCCTTGCGGGTTGCAGCCTCAATCATGGTGGCAAGTGACTCAGCAGTGATACCGGAATCAGTCCTTGCCGGTTCTGCGGTCGTGGCTCCTGCTGGCTTGTCTGCCAGCTTACTGCTGTTGTCAATTAGCCATCGCTGTGCCTGTTCGTCGGTGTAGCTTGCGGGCATGCCCTTCGCCACAAGCAACGCTCTCAATTCGTCATTCATCTCAAACACCCTTTCATCGAGGAACCGAACCGCTGCCGGATCGAATCCCCGCAGCTTTGCTTGCGCGTCTGCACCAATGGGAGTCAACGAGACTTCCCGCACACGCCACTTAGTCACCACATTCACGGGACCGGAAAACTCCCGGCCCCCTATTGTCTTCTTTTGTCCTTCCGGAACGTACTGGCGTTTCAGCACGTCATAGCCCACAGACACATCGGTAATATGCCCATCACGCACGCCTGCGAAAGCCTCTTCCGCGTGCATTGCTCGGCTAAACACCAGTGTGGCGCTCAAGTTGTCATTGTTGACCGTGATGCCCCGAACGCTGCCCAACTGATCCTTGACAGAATACCGATTGTGTGAATCCAAAAACGGAACCTGACGTGATTTCGGAAACTCTGCACCCTTCGACAGCAACACCTCCGGAACCATTTCCATCCGGCCCCAGTCGGCCATCAGTACCGGCGTTTCTGTGCTGATGATTGCTTCAACGCTTCTTGCCGCTTCGTCAAAACTTGCGGCCCTGACTTCCAGTGACCGGAACCCCGGATCGGTTGCCATTGTTGCCAGTGATCGCTTACGCATTGACAGTCGCTCCTGCTGCTTCTTGTACGGCCTGCTGTGCCTTCAATTGGTCGCTGCTATCGACTCCCATAATGTTATTGACGACCTCTTGCGGAATGCCCTTCTGCTGTGCAACGGCGTAGATTTCAGCCACGTCGTTCAGCACGTCTCGCCAGTTCGTGTTAACCTTGCCGCATTCCATCTGTGGCGAACTCAGTCCCGTCTTAATTCTTGCAGCCGCCGCTTCTGCGTCGTCTCTCGGATTGATCGAAAGAGCCACTGGCCCTTGCCAGTTGGCCACCGAAAACCGCCCAGGATTCGCCGAGAATTCCTCTGCCGAAATAATGCCGTCAAAGAACCCAGACATTACCCCAGCACGAATGACACTCTCATAAATCGGCTGACAGAACGAAGACGAAAACCACTGCTGAATGTCATGCAATTCTGGCCATGCGTCGTTATCCGCTGACCGCTCGCTACTAAATGAACTGTTGCGATAGTCGCCTGTGATCGTACTAGACTTCACGCCCGGAAATGCTCCCGCTGTCATTCGCTGGAGATGCTGCACAAACCCTTCCGGATTCATGTTAGGCTGACTCGGTGAATGCAGCTCAAACTTGCCATCTTTGCCGACATTCAGCAGCATAGCAGGCTGAAGTTTTGTCACCGTGTTTCCGTCACTATCTGTCAGGTCGGTTCCGTCTGCGGATGTCTGCACTGGTGACAGTCCAGCATTCAGCCCAACTCGACTTGCCCCAGTTGGCTTCGCGTATGTGCCGACAATACACGCCGCCATTGCGGTTGCTTTGAGCACGTTGTAGTTCAGATCGCCCGTGTCGCGGATGTTTGTTATCGCACTCGCAAACCACGGCGTTCCTCTCAGCTGGTCGATATCTTCTTCGACGTACAGATGCCCGATCTCGGCAATTAGAAAACGCTTAACATTGCCGACTTGATTTGCTGCCGCATATGCAGGCTGAACCCTGATCCAATAGGCGACTCGTTCGCCGTCCGGATTGATTTCAACGCCGCGGAATATCGTATTTCCGTCAGGTACCTGCTGAGATACCAGTTCGTTTTCATCAGCAAATCGGCATGTGTCAATCAACTGCAATGCCATTGCAATTGGCAGGTCATGTTGTCGCTGTTTCGTGGCGTCAATTGCTCGCAATCGGTAAGCGCAATCACCCGAAAGAATCGTGCTTTTCAACGCCAGCTTTTGCAGGTCTGCAAAAGTCGAGCCGCCTTTTCCCGGCAGTCCTCGCGCGTCAAAGCCGCTCTGAATTCTCGCCCACAGCTCTTGTGCTTTTTGTCGGAACTCCACCGCAGGCGAACCGTCTTCGTTCATCGCCAGCGATTCGGGATTCATGCCTCGTTTGCCCACGACTTTCGCCGTGATACTTCGCACAATCTTTCTGGCAGACGGGTTGTTTCGGTACAACTGCCACGAGTCAGCCCGAAGCGAGTCAATCGTTGCCCCGCTGACCTCGTTTTCCTTGCTAACAATTCGCCGCTGAGAATTCAGACGATTGATCTTTGCAGCCTGATAAGGTCCGGTTGCCGCCCCTGTCAATTGTGCAATCTGCTGCAACGTCGCACGCGCGGCCATGCGTCGCGTTCCGGTCTCAGGCGCAAAGTATGCAATGACTTTGTCGAGAACGTTCATACGGCTGGCTCCCCCATGCTGAGAAGGGTTGCCATGCCGCCACCAGATCCACCGTTGCTGATTTCATCCATCAGTGATTTGCGGAATTCCTGCAACTGCGTCAGCTGCGCCATCGTCTTTCGGCGGCCCGCGATTGTGTAATCCTGTGCCGTTAAACAGGCTAGGATTGCCGCGTTTGTTGCAAGTAGTAAATCATTCGGGCTTGTCATGTTTGCAATTGTGCGACAACTCGCATCAATTGCATTACCAACAATACCAATCAGCGTTGGCCGTCAAGAAACACCTGCTTATGCTCAACAACAACAGACGACAGGACAACACGCACGCTCCACGTATGACCGCAGGGAAAGCCATTAGGCTTGTTCGATTTGCAGCACCGATAGTACCGCGTCTGTCCCTGCGTCGAATATGCTACGCCATATCCTCCGCGGCCTTCGTGACAGACTGGACACTTGCGATAGTCCTCAATTTGCCGACTCGGTTCCGATGGTTGCGATGTCGTTTTGTTTTCGGGCCGCTTGCCGCTTCCGTGTGATTTATTCATGCCAATTCCTGCCGTCCGGCCGTCCCTCGCCTGCATTGATTACACTCCGCTTCGTTTTGATTTCTGACCTGGCAGGGAACCCGCCATTTTCATCAGCATAACAAACAGCCAACGCTAAGCCATACCGCACCGCATCACGAAAGTCATTCCCTGCATTTTCGTCTTTTTTCACCCACAACAGTTTTGCGTTTCCGCGGCTGTCTATTCTGTCGTCGATTGTCGCATTACAAAGCTGCTCAAGGAACTCGCCATCGCGTTCGGCACCTGCACACAGTGACAGACTTTCTGCCTCGCCAGGCGCGCGGTCCTCAAGTCTCGCCTGCAGGTCTGTTTCCCAGTAGTCTGTTGCCACCGTGAACAGCAACTGGCCCTTGTGATCGCCATCCATCACCGCACTCAACTTGTACGGCTTGCCCTGCAGGTCCGTGTTAGCTCCCTTGCAAGGGACCATGCCCTGATGTGAGTTGCAAAAGTCGTAGGTGGCCTTCGTGTTCCATCCTGAGTCAGCAGACACAGCCCGCGGCATGATATGATTACCGCCGTCAGCATGAACATACCCCTTGATTACGATGTCGTTCCAGATTTCTTCCAGCGTCAGACTTAGCCCGTAGTCAACGACGTGCGAACGCCAATCAGTACCATGGGCCAGCACCACCCACAGCCGAAAACCACCGTCTGCCGCCTGCTGGTCGATTGTAACAGTCAGCAAACGCCCCCAATCCGGGCAAACACCCCGCGGAATCGACGTTTTTAGCCGTTCCCCGACCCTTTCGGGCGTCGATTTTGACCGCCGCGGCTCCCATGTTTCGCCTTTGTCTTCGTTAATCCATTGCCGCAATTTTGCCGGATTTTTGCACTTTCCGACGAAATCGGCCGCAATTTGCCCCCAACCGTGAAAAAGAGCGTAAAAAACGCTGATTTGGCACCCATATTCCAGCCCCCATCGCGTCGGCTCGCCCGTCATCCATGACAGATCATCGGGGGCAAAATCCCTCGCTGTCATGGCCTTATCATGATTCGGCTCGCATCCTGCCGGAATCCAGACCCCATTCATCATCATTTGCGGTCTGTGCATGTCCGAAATGTGGCCTTCACAGTGCCTGCAAACATAATACGCCGTCCGCCTGGCCAGCTCCTTATCCGATTGGCCGCTCGGCAACTTTTCGAAGAATATCCCGCCCGGCCGCTGGCCATCGCCAAACTCAATCGTCTGAAACTTGTGACACGACGGACACGGAACCCAATACCGATGATGAGTAGACTGCAGCAGCCCTGTTTCAACGCTGCTTTTGCCTCTCACGCTCGGCGTCGACTCCAGCACAAATTTTCGGTCAGGGTATTCCGCCCCGCGCTTGCGGAATCGCTCCAGCGGATCGCCTTCCGTTGACGTCATTTCCTGCACCCACTTGTCGATTTCGTTGCCGTGTCCGGTCCTGATCGACTTGTCAGCCAGTCTGCTTTTGCCCCGTGGCCAGGCACCGTGACACACAGACCGCCGCAACTGGATTCTGGTCTTCGATTGTCTTTGCAGGATCGGTGCCTGATCGCGTAGCCGTGGGCAGTTCTCAATCATCTTCCAGAGCCGCCCGAATACGCTCTTACAGTTCGTCTCGTCAGGCGTCGCGAACATAGTCTCCTCAGGTCGCTGGTCCATGCCGCGCATTAGCATTGCCAATCCGAAGTTAGTCTTGAACATTCTCGCCGCCCATTGCAGCCAGATCGTTCTGAATTGTTGGCTGTCGTATGCCCAGCATGGCCCTTGTGGAGCCGTAACCCATGGAACCATTGATTCATCAAACGCCCGGCCCGTGATGTCGTAGAATGACGTGCGTAACCAATCCGCCGCGGATTCCTGTATCCGCGGTCGCATCATTTCCCGACAGACTTCGACCACCAGCCGGCTCAAATTAGGTCTCCCAGTGAATCGACGAACTCTTTTTGGATGATTCTGATTTCCTGTTCGACTCTGTCTTTTGTTGTCGCCTTCAGATCCGCAGGAACCAGCGTTGTAACCCGATCGGCAACGCCCGTCAGTCGTGCGGCCAGACGACTCCACAGCAAAGCCATATCCCTTTCGACCTCTTCCCGTTCAATTAGCAGTCCTCGCTTCTGGGCGTTTTCCATCGCCCGCTTCTCGTTGACCAACTTGATTGATTCCAGATCCGCTTGACGCTTTGCGTCCAGCACCGAACTGCCTGCCAGCTTGTTCAGTCGCCACTGAACAATCTCCCGAAGTGGATATTTGCCATCCGCCCCCGGCATGGGAGGCGATTCAATTCGCCATTGCTTCACGGTCTGGACTGCCAGCCCAAAGAACTCAGCCACTTCTGCCAGCGTCCGGCATACCCACTTATCCCGCGTTCGTTCGGCTCGCTCTTGTTCTGCCAGCAACTCTTCAACGGCCTGCAGATCTTCCGGAGACTCAGCCGAGGCGAGCAATTCGGTCAGATAATTCGCGTCGCTTCTGGTCAATTGCTGGCTCCGAATTTGTGCCGCCTGTCATGTGTAAATGCTGATGCGCAACCAGTACCGGCGTCGGGTTATTCTGCTCGTTCATCGCCAACAATACCCGCAGCGCAGCCACCTTTTCCCTGTTGCTGCCCTTGACCAGAATCGTCTGTGCTACGATTGCGGCTTTTTCGAATAACTGGTCAGGTATCTGCCAGCCTTTGCGGATTGCGGTCTCCACTTGCCGAAGGTCGCCGCGGGTGTGCTTTGGGTCGGTAAGGAGTTCGGTTTCAGTCATGTGAGTAGCCTCCTCGCTTCCTTCAAACTCATTGCTGGTCCAATGTATTCGAACACTGCACATGGTCTTTGTTTCGCTGTGCCTTTCGACAACTTCGCCGTCTTTGGGCAATATTTGGACGTCGCCTTACCTGGCCTTTTGTTGCATCTCCACGCCTTACCGTGCGCCCTTACGAACTGCGGATGAGAAGGGTAATTGCAAAATCTGAATTCTGTCGCCTTGTACGCAGATGCAATTGTTTCCATTAACACAAACGCGAGCCCCATTCCCTGCCAATCCGGAAGAGTGACAACACGGGAAACAGATTTGATGTTTGTTGCTGTCGGATGCGGACGATGAAGAACGCCGACAAATGCGGCCAGCGTTCCATTTGCCCACAACCCGAAACACGTTGCCGACCGATTCAACTCCGCTGTTAGATAGTGGTACGGTGCGAATAGCTCCCACGCCTTGTAGGGGAGTCGTGCCACCTCAATTGTGATTTCTGGGCGTCGCCGAAGGCACCTCCATTCAAACTGCAGTGTCGCAGGCTCAAACACCCAGTCAGGTTGCAGCCAATCAATCACGTCATGGTGGCACGTCACAGCGACTAATTGCCGCTCATTCTTCCGAATGAATTTCTGAACGCTGTGACAAGCCACGCTCGCCACTTGCCGATCAACTACACTTGTGAACTCGTCGATAACGATGATCCCGTCTTGCTCCAGCATTCTTCGTGCTATGTCTGCCCTAAACTTCTCGCCATTACTCAAAACGTGATACGGTCGAAGCCAAGCTGGGACGGTCGAGAATCCTACGCTGTTTAACGCGGACGCAATTTCTTCGACCGTTCGTGCCGCAGGAAAGCCGTCGATAATCGACCGTTTGCCCCATTGCAAAACGTGCTCGTATTCGTTCGGCCACAGAGCTTTTGCACAGGTTGATTTTCCGCATCCGGACGGCCCGACAATTAGTCCGACGCTCCACTTCTTTTCTTCAATCGGAAAATTTGCTAGCCATTGGCGAGTCTGTTTTGTTTCCGGTGGACAGTCAAACATTCCGCACACTTGACGCGTCCGAATACTTAAATCCAGATCGCCCCCCACTACGACATTAACGGTTGGCATTTGTACCCTCGCCCTTCCAGTTCTGTGATCAGTTGGGACTGATCGTGTTCGCCGGATGTGATCGTCACCACGCGATATTCAACGGCGCCAACCGTCAGCCCTTCGTCTGCTTTTTCGTCTTCCCCCGCCTCAAGTTCCAGCATCTTCGACAACTCATCCGCATCAAACCCCGTCAACCCCAGATCCACGTCATCAGCGTGCAGGTCCTGCAGTTCATTCGCCAGCATTGCCTCATCCCAGCCGCTGTTCAGGGCGATCCTGTTATCTGCCAGGATATACGCTCGTTTCTGTGCGTCGCTGAGATGCGACAATCGAACGCAAGGGACTGACTCCAGTTTCAGTAGGTTGGCCGCCATGACTCGCCCGTGGCCTGCAATGATGCCGTTCTGTCCGTCAATTAGAACCGGAGCATTGAAGCCAAACTCCTGAATGCTCCCGGCAATCTGTGCCACCTGCTGGTCACTGTGTTTGCGTGCGTTGCGTGCGTAGGGAATCAGTTCCGCCGTTGCGATATGCTCCAGTTTCCCGGCTTGCCCCTTCCCCGTTTTTTCCATTGTTTTCACCTTGTGTAGTATCCCTGTCAAAAATTTCCTTATGCGCAAAAAATGTCATCAGTTGAGAACCCGCGACCCCCTACCGGCCCCCTGGGAGGACCCTAGACCCCCTCAAAACCCAGTCTTTTTGATCGTTTTCAGTCACTTTTGCCACATTTCTACCAATGAAAACACTAGGTTTTTGAAACGAAAATCATCGTTTTTTGATGCGTTTTTGTCCCCCCTAGGGGGACTGGTTTTCGCATCGTTTTTGCATGTCATCTCAGGGCCAATTCATACGCCTCCTGCCCCGTGATTGTGTCGCTGTCGATTATGATTTTCAGGTCCTTTTGTATCACTGGAAACGAATCAGTCTCCCCGCTTTCCGTGACCACAAACGTCCCCCAATACACCCCCGCCGTGTCAACCCCGGCCCCGCTGAAATCATAGTTCACCGTGCCACTCGCAGCAGTCACCACGCTCACGCCTGTTGACGTCAACGCAATCTCGACAGCATTAGTTGCGGCGTTCACCATCTTAAATTGCACTGTTTTGCCTGCCAGATCCACAGCAGCCAAAACGCCTGACTCGTTCGGCTGCTGTAATGTCACCGGAAGGACAGTTCTCGTATCGCCAACCCGCCGTCTGTGTGTCTGCTGTGTCATTCGCTTGCACCTGTCAATGATAGTCTCTGTTTGCTCACGCCAACGGTCTGCAGGCGTTCTCTCGAAGTGCCTTCCATCGTCAACCGTTGCCGACTTGTACCCACAATCTTTAGCCGCGTTGTGGGATTGGCAACTACCACAGTAACGCCACTATTCGCCAGCGCCCACCCAGCAAACGCCCGCCCTTGAAACACCCTGCCCCGCATCACATACCGGCCGCTGCTCATGTCTTCACCAGCGTCTGCCCGCTGCGATTACCGCTTGCGTCCAGCCCTGCAAAATCAACCGTGTAAGTACTGCCGCTGATTGTGATCGAGTAGGTTTCTGCCGCTGTTTGCGCATCCGATATCGTGCCGGCAAGTACGGCCAGCGCAAACCCCTGACGGTCGAGAATCAGTGTCTGATTGGCTGATGTCGCCAGTCCGCTCTGAATCTCAGTGACCGCGTCTGCGGCCAGCGCTGCGGCCGTAATCACGTTCGGCTGAAACTCATGCACGTCTGCTGCAATGTGGTGACTGCCTGTGACCTGCACAGTCCGGTTACTGTTCAACGCCAGAATAAATCGCACGCCATACGACCCACTTACCGTGTGATCGGCTGGCAATGCTGCGTAGACCCCAGTGACGACCTGTGCTACTGTTGGTGGTGTCGTGTAACTGCTGGTAGGCAACGGCATACCAGTCACCGACACTCCGCCCCATTGATCTGTGTTCGCAGTGACTCGTGCAACCACTGATCCCACCGCACCGCTCACGCTCCCCACCGCCTGGCTCGTGCTGATCGTCGTGCTACTCAATGCCACTGCCGTTGTCGGATTGCCAACCTTGGCCCAGTCCAGCCCGGCATAACCTGGAGTCTCGCTTGCTGATGTGACCACTGTGACCGTCGCCGGAATGCAGCCTGTCTTACTGGCCACAAACACCATCGCCGTGTAATTGGTTTCGCCCTGCGTTGGCGTATACAGAACCACGCCGTCGGCTGAGTACGCCACGGTCCCCGATCCACTGGCTTCGCTGCCGCCCTGCGGAATGACCTTCACGGCCACGCCAGCCGTCTGCACAGCACCATCGGAAATCTGCACGACTGCACCGATACTGATTCGTGGCGGACTCGCTGCGTTTCTCGGGTACATTACAATCCTCCGCCGATCAATTGTGTTCGCTGTTGTGACCAGTACGGCCGGAAGCCAGCCGCAACAAATCCATACGTCCGCCGCCGTGTCGTCAGTGCCCTATACACGGCCCCGTTTCCGCCCACATACCACTGGCGAATCTCAGCCGCTTTCAGTGCTCTATTCCACACAGTAACCTCACCTACCAGCCCGTTTATGCCGCTTGCTAAACCGACTATATCGTCACTCAGAATCTGAAACCCGATATTACGGCTGGCAATCGTCGTGCCTGTGCCAGATCCAACCAGTACGCCGTTCTGGTATACCTCTGGCCGCGACCCCAGCACCACGACAAATAAATACCACACATTATTGCTGACTGTACTACTGGCGTTTATGTCACCTGCGCTTCCGCCGCGAAACACAACATACGGGCCCCCAGTGCGAAGCAAAAGGCTACTGCCAGATAGCCCGACTGCCAAATCCGCCTCACCAAATGGGCGGTTGCCGCCAAGACTACCCGTCAAATTACGACCAAGCACCCAACCGCCATAAGTCATGTTTGACGTGGGCAACCGTAGTGCCGTACTAATCCTGTTATTTGTCGCATCGCCATTTACCACAAAGCCGCTTTGACCCGGAGGTGATGCCGCTCGCCAGTCGGATACATCCATGCCATTGAACGTGCCGTGATTACGACGTACTGAATAATCCAGCAACGCAAGCCCAGTCGCTTTCGCAGTTGGGTTCCAGCAGCCAATCACGTTATCACCTAACGCCATCATTGCACCTGCGGATAAACGCCGACATACGAAAACTCATGATTTCCCGCCGTTGCGTTAAGAGCGACGCCTGTGTTATGCGCGACGAATAAAACCATTTTTGAAGGCAGTTCCCCACCAAAAGCCTGTCGCAAACTGGCCCCCGTAAAATGGTATGCTCTGTCTGATGTGGCGCTCGTTGACATAACCGCAACCGCTTTACAGATCGCGTTTTTGATGTCGCTGCTGGTGATCGTCTCGCCGCTCGTTGTTCCATCAAACACGTCCGGCCAGTTAGCCCCGTCCCAAGCCACAGCCCAGACCTCAATCTGCCGTGATGCAGTCGGGCTTGTGCCTGCTGTCGCCTTGCCGCTGACCAGGATGTCTGAAAAGCCGTCTGTACTGTTGTCGATAATGCTCGACTCGATACCGGCCAGCAGATTCGTGTCGCTTGCAAGGCTCGCCACTGCCGCCGTGATTGTGGTTTTGCTGCCGTATTTTATCAGGATGTTATTTGGCATTATCCACCTGCAATTCTGCGGCGCGAATTGATTACGGCACCAACACCAACTTCACCGATCCCGCTGTAATCAACCCACCGGACGACTGTATCACCCAAGGCGTTTAGAGTGCCTGCTTCGGTCTGCGTCATCAGTTGATATTGCACGCAGTTTGTCACCAGTGCGATCACACTCGGGTGATCCAAATTGACTGGCCGAGTCTCCTTTAGTCGCGTCATCATGGTGCGTGCATATCGTGCTGGAGGGTCCGTCGATTGTGGAGGGGCTGCCGCCTCAAGTCGCTCCCAAACACCGAGAGCCATCGCCGCATCCATCAGTGTGCCGGAGTCGACTTCCGACCTGACCGCGATTGTCTTTGCCATCACGGCATCAGCCGCCTGCTGATCGCTCATGGTGGCGTATTGCGGTAGCCGCAATTCTGTGTCCAGTGCCTGCTCATTCATCAGTCATCAACCCTCAAAGCCTTAGCGATATTCGTCATCATCGCATCAATCACGTCGCGCGAATTCCGCAAATTTTCCGCCTTAAAACGGTTCGCCCAGTCTGGCTCCCCCATCAGCGGCGAAGGTCGCGAAAGGATCGCTGCCATCGGCTCGCCAGCCTCGCAGGCGAATAACTGATCCTCCAGTTCCGCCTGGCGTTTGAGCATTTTGCGAAGGGCAAGTGAGTGCGCCCTTAACTGGCTGCGTTCCTTTTCGTATGCGTCCATCAGTCATCAACCCTCACGCCAGAATTAATGCTGATCTGCTCAAGACCGATGCCCATTGTGTTAATCGCTGAACTGGCCCCGATCGCTCGCCACCGGATTGCGGCATCATAGGTCGCGTTCTTTGTGTCGGTCCCGATGCCCTGCAAATTCACGCCATACTGGCACCGAAAGTATGCGTCCTGACATTCCCCGAGTCTTTTCATCGCCATCTTGCAGTCGTGCATTGCTCCCCGCAGTGCGTCCTTCTGCATCTGGCATTTGTCCGGAATAGTTGGCGGTTCCATTGCTGTAGCGCTCAACTGTGACTTCGTATCCGTCGCCGCAATCGGCTCGTTCGATGCTTGTAAGATAGACTCTTCCACTGACATTCTCCCGTTGGCTTTTCGCCGCTAAAATTGTGTTACAAACTTGAACCGAGTGATAGCCATACGCTGACAAAATGCCCGGCGATAACGCCAGCAATAATCCGCACAGCACCTTGCCGTATTGGCACCACCGATACGCATGAAATATATAGGCCCCTGCTCCAAAGCATAGCCACGAAACTGCAAACGCCCGGTAAAATTCTGTGCTCAGTTCCATACCAATGACACTCCGTAGCATACTGCCACAACTAACAGTCCTGCTGATGCCGAATACACCAACCAACGCAAGTCCGGTCCAATGTGACTCAGCAACGTCTGCGCGGTTTCTTTGTCAACCGACCCCTCAAAGCCTGGCAGATTGATGTCGATTCCGTCATCTTTTTTTTGTTGCTCGTCACCCATCGCCACCCGTCCGGCTGGAGTCCTTTACTTGTTTGCACCACTATGCTAGTCGCGGACTGACGCAGACGCAAGACAATCGCATTTCATTCGTCCACTGCAATCCGGCAAAAGGCCGCCGTATTGCCTTTGTGAAACCCAAAACACAAATCGAATTCATGGCCACATTCACCCACAAACCCAATCACATTCAGGTCCCCACGGCCCCACCAGCCTGCTTTGTAGTTGTCTTCCCCGCTCACTTCCCGCATGTTCGCAACGCTTACATACTCGCTACCGCACACCGGACATTTTACAGAGATATTTCCCAGCGTATGACTCTCAGATGATGATGATTCCGTCATCACGTCTGCCACGTTTAATTCTTTGAATGTTATCATCACAGAAACTCCCCTAGTCGCGGACTGACGCAGACGCAAGACAAGCCGACACAATGCCGCTCAGCGTTCCCCGTGAATACCCTGTCCGCGTGACCTGCTTCCCGCTCGAATCGACCCACCGAAAGGCCGGAACCTGCCCCGAGAATTTCACGAACCGAATCTCCACTGGCAGCTCTCCCGCCGTCGCCAGATCCGCTTTCAGCACCTTGCATGGTGCGCACCAATCTTCAGTGTGAATCTCAAGTACCGGCTTTGCTGCTGCTGCCTTTGGGGCAGCTTTTGCCTCCAGCTCCGTGACACGAGCTTCCAACGCTGCCACACGGCTTGCCAACGTGACCGCGTCCGCAATCGCTGAGGGCGACTCGTCCGCAGATTGAACCCACGGCAACACCATGCAACACACCGCCAACCCGAGAATGATTCTCATGCGAAATAGCCTCCCCCACTCGTGATTCTGTCATATCGTTCCACCACATGATCAGGCTGCAGTACATACGCACCAAATGGAGCCCAGTCACTCTGTCGCAGTCGCTCGTACTCGTTTTCATCAACCCAGTACCAGCCATCGCCGTGCGAATTCCAGACAGCCAGCAGCCAACCAACACGATTAAACTTTTTGCCCCAGATTCCCTCAGTCGCATGGCCACCATTTCCCGGCCCGGGAAAGCGCCTGACCAGTTTCTTCCCGTCGAACAGCTCGCTAGAATAGGAAGGAGTCCAGTAGGTACCCTGATGAAGCGTTGCTCCGGCTGCTGTCAGCGCCAACATATCCCTGAATGGGGGCGGCTCGCGAACCTCAACACTGAACGAACTTTCAAGGCTCAAATTGCTGCAGTGCCTCCGGAGCTCCGTCGAGTTTCGGCACCACCTCGCATATGGCCAGTCTGACTCAGCAGGCAGGCCAATGCCAAGCCCGAGAGCTGGGATGCCGCCGGTCAACAGCCTGACTCCGCTGTGAATTGACGTGCCTTGATCGCGGCCAACTTGGCGTTCAGACATCAAAAATTCTGATGCCTGGTAAGCAAACATTTCAGAGAGCTGCGGCATTGTCTTCCGGCCAGACAGATACCAACTCTGGCACTCTCTGCTGTTCGCTGCTGCGTTCCCTTGGCAGTCGTTCCGCTGCTGCCTCTCAGTTTGCATCACCAACAGAGGACTCTTGCCACTGTCCATCAGGATCTCTTCCCAACCCGGAAGATCTCCTGCGCCAACTCGTGGTGAGCCACAGAGCAACTGCAGTTCATTCACTGCAATCACTTCATGCAATTGCGGAACTAAAATCCCATTACTTCCTGGCATTGGCATACCTCCTGATCCATGCAGCATGTTTTTGCGCGGTCCAACTATCGCCGCCGAACTCAATAGACTCAGCCCGAAGCAATGGCAGAAAAGAGTCTTTCCGTGCCTGCAGATTCGCCGCACTGAACCATTCAGCCGCCATCGCTTCGGACGTGATTTCGCCGCGTTCTAACCTGTCCGCCAAGTCTCCCTGTGCCGCTCTCCACGCTCTCTCATACGCCCGGAAAGCCGCTGCCACGTCATCGGCTGGAATGTCAGGCTTTGGCGTGATCGGATCGACATGCTGAATCGACTTGACTGTCAGAACTCGCCGCCGCATGTCTGACAGATCCTGACTTCCCGCAGGTAAGATTATCAATTCCACAGACCCTGCTGCCAGTCCTCGCAAGACATAGCCGTTTGACCGTGTGACCTGCCGTTCTTCCAACCCACGACCGCCAGCGAATTTGCTGAAGATAACTGACCCCGATTTAACGGCAGTGACCTGCACGACTCCGGGAGGTGACGGTATCACATGCAGGCCACTGTCCGATTGAATCAGGTAGAGTTCATCAGTCGCAAACTCATCGACCTCAGGCGGTTGAGGAGCCTCCTCGATCTCCTGTTTCGGCGGTCGCATGCCTTCAGGGAAGTCGATAGTCGGTGGCTGAAACAGACAGCACAACAGCAGCAGAATCTGCATCGCAATCACTCCTTACAGGCTGCCACGATTGCTGTCGCTTTGGCCGCCGGAAGCGTCGTGAACGTACCGATGCCATGGTCAACGATTCTTAGAGCCGCTGGCGTGTCAATTTGGTATCGACCGACGTCTGCAGGCAGTCCGGTCTTCTTCGCTTTCCGGCGTTCCTCGCCGCGTAGCCTTCGACATTCTGCCAAGATCTTCGACGCACCGGCGTTCCGCTGTTTTGATGACAACTTCGCGTCTGAGTTGTGCTCAGACACTGACCGCTGCACTTCTTGGTCGTTGTCAATTCTGCGACATTTTTTCACAAAATTGATCAGTATTGGACCAATCGTACTAATCAACGAAAGGATAGTTACCGGATCGAATTGGACCGTCTGACCCTCGTCACCTTCGCAGACCATCGCCCCGGTTTTGTTCGCCACGACCTTGAAAAAATCATCCACCAGTTTACTTGCCACGCTTGCACCTCCAAACCCAAATCCCATAAACCCGGACCGCCGACCACATGGCCAGCCGTCAATAAAATGAACCCGATAATTCCTGCCACCCTTGGCCGCTGTCAGCTAAACACACGTGCGCTATTTTTTCGCCGCGTGAAACAAAACACAACTGCCTGCCGAGACTGCACTTCACGCCACTGGTCAACTGCAGCGCCTCTTGTGCCTCTTGTAACGACGCAATCGGCAGGCTTATGATCAGTTCGCCGTCCCAATCATCGTGCATTTGCGATGCGTCTTGGTACCACTCAGCCCACTTTGTTGCCCGTAACACTGGGCTAATGTCGCACGAGTGCGCCCCAGTCAGAACCAGCGTGCAAATCACACTCTCAGCTTGTGCCACGCCTGCACCTCCAAACCCAAATCCCATAAACCCGGACCGCCGACCACATGGCCAGCCGTCGATACTTGCCTACGCCAGCCTCTTTCAGCAGCCGCAAAAAAACCGCGTCTGCGATTGTCCTGTCCTCGATACACTGAGCCTCACTGCAGCCGATGTCATGCCACAGGGACGCCCAGCGATATTCAGGCGAAAGAGGATGCCCAAAAATCCACTGTGACCACCACGGGATGCTAGCGCCGTCCCATGCAAAATCGGCCCGAAGGTATCGCTTAGCATGGGTGCCACCGCACCACATAATGATTTCGATCGGCTCCAGCAGCGTCAATCGCTGGCCGTCGCTGCATACTGGCAGGTCGTTGCCGTTGGTGATTGTGTTCATTACTGGCTGTCCCACTTAGATTCTGCGTACAGCCTTTCGATCTGTCTTTTGAGGAAATCCTCAATCATCCCCGCAACGAAATTCTCAAGTGTCTCAACCGCCGACTCCCGCCGCTTGTAGCCCTCGCTTGTGTAGAGCCTCTCGCCGTTGATATGGCGAATCGACGTGTACCACTGCCCGTCTTCGCCTTTGTTGTACTCAAATCGGTACTTCATCGTCGTCGCCTTTCGATTGTGTTTGTGTGTGTCAAAAAACAGGGGGCAGGGTTTTTCGGACACAACCCCGAAAAGCTCCCTGCCAAGCTCGACCCTCACGAGGGACCGCATGGGGGAACCAGGCTCCCTGTCGTCGCAATCATACCACGCTTTTTTTTTCCGGCCACCTCAGATCCTGACCGCCGAAAAAGATACTTCCCGCACGCACGCACGAAAGAGAATCATGCCCAAAACAGCCCAAAAGGAAGCAAAGCAGGGGGGGTATATGGAAATAGGGAAAAATCTCTCTTTTTCATATATATTACCAGTCTTTTTACTCAAAAAGATAATTCCCTGCCCCTTGGGAATTATCTGGAATCGTGCGGAATTATCTCTCGGACCCCCGAAATAGCTCCGGGAAATTTCCAGGCCGATTCCCCGATAATTCCGGCCCGAAAATCACTCAGAATTTTCCAAACTCATCCACAAAGTGACCGGCTTTGTGGCTGCCTCACTGACCTGAGATGTCACCAACTCACTTGCCAGAAGCGTTTGAAGTACCTCTTGCCGCTGTTTGGGCGTGAGCTTGCGGGTACGTCTGGTTATCTCTGTCATCGTCCACCAGCCCCCAGGCCGCTCCAGAAGCAGCGAACGCACCTGGTTGACCTGTCGCTCGAATTCGCTGCCGCTGACGTGCCTATCGGCCGCCTGAAGCATCCTGCGCGTCAGCCAGTTGTTGAGGCGGATCGCCCGGTCCGCATCCTCGATCTGAATCGTCGGCCAATCCTCGCCCTCTGCCCGCGAACAGGCAAACAGCAGGGCCAGCTTGTTTGTTTTTTCAGCTGCTCTACTCCAGATCGCCGATCGGATTGGTGACTCGCTCATCCGCCGTTTACTGATGTCGATTGTGTGCTGATGCAGCCGCTTGTGGGCCGCCTCATCCCTGTCCACCCTGCGGGGATGTGCTCCCCCAGTTGCACCTGCCAGATTACCTGCGTGCGTTTTGAGATCCAGCCACCACCGTGCCCGTTCAATAATCGCTTCGGGAATCTCATCTTCCGACGGCTCTTGATAATCCACGTATTTTCGAGACTCGAAAACTAAACACCTTCCTATCAACCCGCCTTTCAAATTGTCCTCTGTCAGACTTTCCCAGAAGCCCTCAGGGACGGACGTGCCGTACACCACAGCGTGTGGATACAACAGCCGCTTGACTTTGTTCCTGTCGCCATACGCATCCGAAATCCATTCGCTATCGGCACTCGAAAACAACTGCATCAGGACCGCCGAAATCTGCACCAGATGCGGACTGCCCCGGTCCTGCATGGCCATCACAAGGTGGCCAATTTCATCCAATTGAAACAGCGTCAGCCACTGTTCCGCCATTGTGCTAATGATCCCGGCATGACTGCCGATTCGCTCCGGCCCCACCACTTCAT